TAGGGGTAGGCAGTACCCCGTACTGTTCCGGGCGCATCCGGGTGTGCCCCAATGTCCACGGCGTGAAAGGGACGCCCCCGCCCCCGGTTCAACCACGGGCCGGGCCAATCGGCGGCCAGGTCAGGGCCGCCCTCGGTCAGGCCGTCCCTCGTCCTCCGGGCGCGGTGGCGGTCTGCCCCTGTCATGCCCAGGCGGTTCGCGATGCGGGGCCGCACCTGGAGGGGGTGCCTGACGACCGGCGTCGCCCTGCGATGGCTGGGGTCTGTTCATCGCCGGTGGCTCCGGTGGGCGCTCCTGACGTTCCTGACGTTCCTGACGTTCCTGACGTTCCTGACGTTCCTGGCGGGGCGGCGGCGCAGGGCGTTCAAAGCGGGGCGATGGCGATGGCGCCGGATATGGAGGTGCTGGGCGCGGTTCGCGCTCAGGCCTCGTCTCTGGCCGGGTGCCTTGGCCGGTCGGGGGTACCTGGCGAGGCGGCGGGGCGGCAGGTGGCCGCACCATCGGGTCTTTGGGCTGGTAGCGGTAGTGCTGCTCTTGGATGCGGGGCTGAGTTTCGGGCCTGGGGTAACGCTCGCCCGAGTAGTGGCGCTGGTAGTCGGGCAGGGGCGCCGGCGAAGGGGCCGCGCGCTGGTCCCAACGATCCCAATGGGGGTGCTGCCGCTCCCACGCCGGGCCCCAGTAATCGCCCCAGCGAGGCGGCGCCTCGCGTGGCCAAGCCCGAAAGTACGGTGGCGGCGCGCGGTAGTAGCGCAGTGGCACCCGCAGAATGAAATACGGCATGTCGTATGGCTGCACCACGTTCCATGGCCCGTCGTACCAGCTGCTCACGTACCAATAGTCGTCCAGGAAGAGCCAGAAGTAGCCGTCAAAGAAGAAGTAGTTGGCCTCCAGGGCGGGTGCGTAATAGACCGGATACCCCGGTACCCGAACCAGGTGCGGATAGACCGGAAAGTGAATGCCAAGGCTCACGCCGGGCCCGCCGATGCCAATCCCGATGCTCACCTGGGCCGTGACGGGCGCCGACGGAAACAGCGCCGCCCCGGTGATCAGGGGCAAGGCGACGATGAGTTGCTTCATGGCGTTCTCCAGGTTCCCCCGTGTGGCATCACCAGCACCTGCGTTGATGCGGCTTGCCACGTTGCTTCTATCGCGATGAACGCAGTGGTGCGTTGAGCAGACTCAACAAAAAGGCGGAGGGTGCGAGGGTGGACGGGCCAGGGGATCGGGACGGATGCCGTTGAGGCTTCCTTTACTTTACATAATATACATCGTGGAATGTAGCCAGATGACTGCCTCAGAGATGCGAGAACAGATCTGAGCCGCGCTTGCTCCACTTGAAACGAGCGCCGCGCCAGTCGCTAGCAAGCACTTTCCCAACACGCGCGCCAGCTGATCTCCCTTCGGCGTTCCCTCGTATTTCTCCAGGGTAGCCCGCACCAGCCACGCCTGCGCGTCCAAGCCTGCAATGTCGGCCATCAAGGCGATATCACCAGGCGGGCACGGCTTGCCTTTCTCCCAGCCATAGACGGTCTGTGGTTGCACCTGGAGCAACTTTGCCAGTTTGTATCGGCTTCCAGCTGCACCAGCTGCTCGCTCGATGAGTTCAGCAATTTGCTGCATGGTTCTTTCTCCTGTATAAAGCAATCTGCTGTGCAGCATGGTGCTGCATAGCTATCTGCTGCTGTAGCAGTTTACGCCTCCCTATCCATCGGAGAAAGCCATGCACGCTCTCATTCAAATCATCAAGGTCAATGACGCCAAAAGCGGCACTAAGGACGGCCGCGCCTGGGAGATTCAGGACGCCGAGTGCATCCTGCTCACTGATCAATTCCAGCCCGACCAGGTGGGCGTGTTGACCCTGCCGAAAGAGTTGCGCGGCAAGGTTGGCCCCGGCACCTACACCGGCTCCTTCACGCTGCGCCCCGACCTGCGCACGCGTCGCATTGAGGCCGTGCTCGTCGGCCTCACCCCGGCCCCCCGTCCGAAGGTATCGGCCTGATGGACCCCGTAACCGTCCAGTGCCCCAGTGCGTGCACCGTCACGCTGCAACTGGACGTCCCCCCGTTTAACCTCTCCCTCGAAGAGGGGGCGGCAATCAGCGGCGCCATCCTGCTGGTGTGGGTCGTGGGTTTTGGCATTCGTGCCCTCATCCGCGCCCTGAACGTCGATGGTGATTCCTCAACCTCAACCTCAAGCGAGACCTGAAATGATCAAACGCTCTGTTGCCCTCTTGGGCGCTCCCCTGGTCCTGGCTGCTGGCTCTGCCTCGGCTGCCGCCATCGATGTGGCCGACGTCGTGACCGACATTGGTGCGCAAGCTGCGCCTGTGGCCCTGATCGGTACCGCCGTGCTCATCCTCTTCGTGGGCATCAAGGCCTTCAAGTGGGTGCGCCGCGCGCTCAGCTGATGCACCAGGCGGGGGTGGCGAAAGCCTCCCCCGTTCTTCCATGGGCCTCTACATCCTTCTCGCCATCCTGCCCGCTGCATGGCTCATCTTTACCGCCTGATCGCCATAGGCCTCGGTGCTCTTCTAGGGTGCGTCGTGCTCCTGGCTCCTCTGCGTGCACACGCGGCATTTCCTGCAACGCCTATCCCCGATGCTTGCACCGAGAATTGCTACGATTACCGCGTTGCCGATTACTATCCTTGGTTTAGGACTGCTTCCGCTGCTTGCCAGGCGCACACGGCAAATTGGGGGTTTACTTATCAAGGCGTTACGGTTGGTGGTGCTCCATATGGCTCCGCTGCTTCTTGCCAATACCTCAGCGGCGGTAGCTTGTCTTCTCCTACTATGCAGGTTCGGGCCCGCGCGCCTGATGCCGCTGCCTTCACTTGCCCTGCCAATTCCACGCTCACTGGCGACACCTGCGTTTGCAATAGCGGCTACCAGGAACAGGGCAGCACTTGTTACAAGCCATCTGAGCAGGAATTGCTCTGCCAGTCATTGAACGGCACCAGCTCTTACGGCAGTGCTCCTGGTCGAACTGGGCCAGGCGCATCAACCTGCACCGCAACGGGTTGTGCTGGCTCATTTGCCGGGACTGTCCTGGTCATCACCGATAAGCAAGGCGTCACCAGGACTGAAGGCGATATCACCTTCAATGGCTCAACCTGCACCTACAACCCCGAAGCGGGTGCAGTTGAAAAGCCATGTCAGGGCCAACAGGGTGAAGTTAATGGCGTCACCGTTTGCGTGCCCTACAGCGATAAGACCAACACGATTGAATCTGTTTCCAATGATTCCAATAGCGTGACCGATTCCGATACCTCGAAAAACAAAAGCGAATCGACACAGAAAAGCACGAAGTGCGAAGGCAATACGTGCACCACCACCACCACCACGACTTACAACAATAACGGCACCACCGGCACCAGGTCAGAAACCAAAACGGAATCGAAAGATGATTTTTGCTCGAAGAACCCTGCCGCGACGCAATGTAAGGGTGGGAACTTTGGTGGGAGTTGTACTGGCGGATTCACCTGTGATGGTGACGCGGTTCAATGCGCCATCGCCCGTGAACAGCACAAACGGGCTTGTTCTCTCTTTGATGCCACGTCGCCCGAACGCACGCTCTATGAGTCGTCCAAGGCTGCAACCGGGAATCAGGCGCCCTCTGTTCCTGGTGTCGCGATCACCAGCTCGTCGTTTGATACGTCGAATGCTCTCGGCGCTGCTGCGTGCCTGGTGGACGTCCCGGTGACCATTGCCAATCACCAGCTCACCGTGCCTTTCTCCAAGGTCTGCCCGCACCTGGACATGCTCAAGGCCGTGCTCATTGCCGTGTCCTTGCTCCTGGCCGGCCGTATCGTCTCAAGGGGATAAGCCATGCCTGCCTTCCTTGCCGCCCTCCTGGGTGGTCTTATCAACATCGCAAGTACCCTCACCGGCCGCGTGCTCGTCGCTCTCGGCCTTGGTGTGGCCAGCTACACCGGCCTGGCCGCGTCCCTTGGCTGGCTCAAGACGCAGGCCGTCTCCAGCCTTAACGGCCTGCCCGTCCAGCTGGTGCAGCTCATCAGTTATCTCGGCGTCGGCCAGTGCATTTCGATTATTAGCTCTGCCGTCCTGGTGCGCGCTGCAATCAATGGATTGCAGTCCGACACAATGAAGCGCTGGGTGTTCACATGATCTATTTGACGACTGGCGCTAATGGCGCTGGCAAGACGTTGTGCACGCTCCAGGACGTGCGCAAACAGCAGCTCGCCGAGAATCGCCCCGTGTATTACCACGGCTTCGACATGGACGAAGCGAAGGCCAAAGAGTTTGGCTGGATTTACTGGGAAGACCCTCGGGAATGGATGAAGCTCCCTGAGGGCTCCATCTGTCTGTTTGACGAGTGCCAGGAGCACTTCGGCAAATCAGGCACGAGGGATGTGCCGCAATACATACTTGACCTGGCGAAATATCGGCGCAAGCGTGGCATTGATATGTGGCTCATCACGCCTCATCCGACAATGCTGCATGTCGATGTGCGCCGATTGATTGAAAAGCCCAGCTGGCATCGGCATTTCAAACGCGCCATGGGCGCGGACGTGGTTAGCTGCATTAAGTTCTCTGCGCCAGATTTGAAATGTGAAGAGCCAGGCAGTGGCGAACGGGGCGAGGTCTCAATGCGGCCTTACCCGAAAGAGGTTTACACCTGGTACAGATCGGCCTCATTGCACACGGGCAAGCGTCAGATTCCCCGGCGTGTGTATGTCCTGGCCGCTTGTGCGCTCCTGGTGCCCGCGCTATTCATCGGCGCTTTCTATTCCCTGCGCTCCAATGTCCTCAAAAGAGTTGAAACCCCGACTGACACGGTTGCGCCTGGTGCAGCTGGAGTTCAGGCTCAGGCAGCAGCACCCGCCGGGCCTAAATCCCCTGCCGAGTACGTCAGTGCGTATGCGCCTCGCGTCCCTGGCCTCCCTCACACGGCCCCGGCCTACGACACCCTCACGCAGCCCCGGCGAGTGCCCTACCCTGCCGCCTGCATCGCCAGTCGCACCAGGTGCCAGTGCTACACGCAGGACGGCACGCAGCTGATCACCGATGAGTCCCTCTGCCGCCAGCTGGTGGAGCGTGGCTTCTTCGCCGACTGGCAAGAGCCTCGGCCTTCCATTGCTGGGGACAACAGCGGGGGCCCCAATCGGCCCCCTGTGGGCCACCCCGAAGGGGTTGGGGGCGGGGGTATGGGGCAGCAAGGCCCCATGTCACCGGCACGCCTGCAAACGGCCCTCACGTCAACGCCAACCGTGGAGCGCGTGCCATGAGCTGCCTCGGTCTCCCCCGCGCCCCCTTCGCAAGCCGCCAGGCGCGAAGGGGGCCGGCGGAGCCGGCCTAGATTTATCCCTCTGACACTTTGGAACACACGGCCTGGCAAGGCCAAAAAAGTGACCCCGGCGAAGGCTGGAACCTCCCCGGGGTCGTG